ATAATTTAATACCGTAGATCCATAACCAGTTCCATTTTCATAAAGATATACTTGTTCTATACTTCCCTTTACAACAGGAGTTGTTACAATTTCTTGATAAAACTGAGTATTAGTGCTAAATCCGACAGGATTATATTTTATCGATACCGAAATTGGTGGATAACTGAAGTATTGATAACCAGAACCAGTATTTGTAAAAACTTCATATTTTCCTCTATCATAGGAAGATGTGTTTGTTCCGCCAATTCCAGCATCACACAATCTAAATGAATCATCATCAATTTTTAGAACATAATATTGATTTGATGTTGAAAGACCAGATATTGCCGATGTTTCATAGTCGTAGATAATTAATTCGCCAGTATTAAATCCGTGATTTTCATAATTGATAGAATTTGTTGTAGTTGATATTCCGGAAGTTTTAACAATCAATTTTCTATTTGTATATCCACTACCACCATCAAGTACTTTAACTTCCGAAATTGTATTTTTTGGTGTTATTGTTCTAAACTTATGAATACCTTGAGTACCTGTAGAAAATCCGATTACATTAGTATTATTATTATAATCACCCAAAGATTCAAACAAACTTACAGTGGTATTATTTTCAACTCTCACAAAATATGAAGAATTGTTTATTAGCGTGAGAGAACTATAACCAATTGCTACTTGCGAATTTCCATTGGAATTATATACTACCTGTTCTCCATTGTTTAAATTATGGTCCGTTGAAAAAGAAATTCTATTTCCAGTTGTACTAATACCACCACCAGTTTCTATAGTTCTTCCATCAAAGTTTAATTCTCTTACTCTTTTAGTAACAATTGGTTCCAAAATAGCACCAGAACCATTTCCTCCACTAATGTCTACCGAAAGAATTTTATTAACATCATAATCTTGTGAATCAATATAAACATCACTTATAGAACCAGTAACCACTGGTTGTGCCAAAGCATTTGATAATCCAGAAGAAATTGATATTGCTGGTGGATTAACTACATCATAGTTTTTACCACCATTTAATACATCAATAGAATCCAATGGTCCATAATAAATTTTATCTAAAGATTTGTAATTAGAAATTTCGACACCATTGATTAACATTCCAGTTACTCCCGGAATTGTTTCTATTCCGGAACTTTTTATCTTAGATTGAAGTGGAAACTTTTTAAGAATTTTTTGCACACCAATCTGACCAGATCTTTGGGAATATAATGTAAAAGATTGGGTGTCTAGTCCAGATTCTGGGACTTTAAATTTTAATGGAGTTACCCCAACAAAAGATGGTGAAGAATATAATTTTATTCTCTTATTGTTGGATGGTAAAACCTCCACATAATAATCACCAGTTTCTAATCCAACGAGTGGTGTGGAAGTTGGTTGATAGTAAATTCTATCGCCGGTTATGAATGGGGCAGAGTCCGAAAAACCTATTGTATCATATTCATCGTTTTCATTTTTATTAAACAAATTATTTACAGAAGATATACTTGCAGTTTTAATATTTGCACTTATATTATATCTGTAATTGTATTGGTTATTGAGTGCCGACGCAGGTAAAGAATTTGATGCGACGTATGCATAATTTTCCCCATCAGAATATAAATTTTGCACGTCAGAAGTAATTAAATTATTTCCATATTCTATAGAAACACCAGAACTACTTGCGGTATTAATTTTTCTTCTTAGATCATATTCTTTTCCAGACTCAGTGGAAAAAGATCCTCCGCCTATTTCTACAGTATTGTTGGAAACAATTTTAGTTATTCTCGGATCATTTGATGCTGGTGCTAAAATCTCAGTTCCTCTCTCAAGGAGTTCCACTCTATCTCCAACCTTTAAACTGGATCTATCAATGTCACTAGACAAAACATAATTAGAACCTATGGTTGATACCTTATATCTTGTGGAGGTATTATAAATCCAAGAATTTGCAAAAATTTCTTTTTGTGTTTTTATTTCAGAATTTTTAATTAAATCACCAACATTTTTGATGGTAATAACATCACCTTCAGAAACATTAATATTTTCCGATGATGGTTTAAAGTTTGATAAGACTCCAAGAACTCTAAATTCTACTTTTTTAGTGGCATCTCCATTTTCATATCCGAAATAAGTATCATTATTTCTAATTAAAGAATTTTTTTCAATATTTTCAGATATTCCACTACAACCTAAAAATTGATTTACTGACTTACTCGTATAAGATACTGTATTGTTTCCACAAACTAATTCCCCAGTTTCAGGAAATCCTATAGTAGAATCAACAGTAATTATAGCAGAAGATACTGGAGATTCTAGGACAGTTTTTGTATTTGGGGTTATTGTAAAATTTCCTTCAATTGCAGAAAATTCACCATTGCCAACAAAAAGAGAAATTTTATAATACTGCCTATTGTTTCTGTTAAATGGTTCTATCGATGAAATAGAAGCATTAGTAGAAGAATCTGTACTTTTTACAATTGTCTGTCCAACCAAATTTTTTGGGTTGAGACCAGATATAACTTCTACAATAATAACTTCATTTCTTACATATTCTGCTGAAGATGGTTTAATAAGATATTCTTCTAAGTTTATAACTTTTGGTGTTTCGTTATAAAGAACATTGAATAAAATTCTAAATGAATCGTCTGTTCCCTTTGCTTTATAAAAAGAATTTGCTTGACTTAAAAAATTGCCTACATCTAATTCTGATGTAAATTCAGTTTTTTCTAACCCTGGAGCAATAGTATACTTTAATTTTTGATAAAACTCTTTAAGAAAAAGAGAACTTAAATTTTGTACAGTAGAACCGGAAGAGTGTTCTGTTGCAGATGAAGATGAAAAGGTGAGTTCTTCCTGATTTAAATCTTGATGATAGTTAGTAATACCACTAAATCCACGAATACACCCTGTAAAAGTATTTCCTGTTATTCCTGTATAAGTTATAATTTCATCATCTATTTTTAAAAGACCGTAACTTTTTGGGAAACCCTTAATACTGGAAACAGAAATGCTAGTATCGGATAAACTAACATCAGAAGACAAAATAGTGCTATCAACAACTACTTCTGGCGTAAGATTATCTAATTTTAAATATTGATCAAGATTTTCAGCGATATCTACTGGTCCACCTTGATACTCTTGCGATACGTAATATTGTTTTAAAAACTCAGAAGCATTTGGATTTTCGTCCAATATGAAACTTGGGAGTTGACTCTCAATAATCTGCTGAACCTTAACTCTAGATTCAAAACCAGTCTGTATCATATTAGTTTCTTGTTAAATTCCCGTTTGAGTAGCTTGATGTATAATAATCTCTAGTAAACACATTTCCTGTTATTTCATCACCAGAAGCAATTACATCTCTTACCATATTTATTGTACTTTTAGAGATGTTGAAAGACAAATACAAATCTTTCAAACCAATAACATCGTTAGATTCTGGGAATGCCTGAATCTCTATAATTCCATTTTCTCTTGATGTTGAAGTTATATTAATTGTTCCTATATTAATCTCACCTTTCTCATAATCAACTGTTCCAGCATCTTTAATGACAACAGTAGTATTGCCATTAGCGTCTATTTTAAATACTGAAAGAACTCCTGTTTTTGACGATAATCCAGATGGTCTTGTTAAAAATACCTGGGAGGCAGAACTGGCATCTGTAACCGAAGAACCATTTGCAAGGACGTTAGGTGTATCAGTAAGATAAACTGTCGAATCTTCGCCAGAAACTTTGAATCCTGTAGATTTGATATTAGAACCTTGTGGTTTTACGTGGAATTGATTTCCAAAACACAACTCATACTGTGCAAATCTATTTAAAGATGCTTTAAGGTCTCTTCTAATTCTAACTTTAGTAATATTGGAAGTAATTGCAGTATCTGTTGTATCAATTATACTGAGAACCTTGCTGTATTTAAATCTACCCCCAAATTTATTGAGATCTAAAGATTGCGAATACTTGGTTAAAGTTGACAATACATTAGTCTTTAGTTCATCAACATTTGAAACACGAGAATAATTATAATATACAGAAGAATCTATTTCTACATAAAGAATTTTGAGATCTATAATTTTTGGATTGATTCCAGAAACTGTATATTGTTTAAGTTGACTTAAAATTCTTGATTTATTAAAATCAGAAACAAAACTTCCATTCTTTGGTTTAATACTTAAAACTACATTGCCGTATTCTGGTGGATCTAACTCTTCTCCACCAATAACAGCAACAGATTCTGTTTCGGGGTATATTCTTTTTACAATTGCCTCATAATCTCTAGAGGTAACTGCTCTATTTTGTGCCGAGTATATTCTAGGAGCATAATATTTGATAGAATCAATTGGTTCGATACTTGAACCATTTTGAGCAATCTGATTTGTTGTGATTGTAATGGTTCCTGGATCTATTATTTTATTATTTGCGGTAATAATACTCCCAGAGAATGAAAAAATACGCGCCCCATTTCCATCTTCACCATCAGTAATAATATAATTTGCAGTAATTACAGTTCCATCATACCCAATACCATCTCCAAGTTTTTTGCCGATAATTCCATCACCGAATTTTATCTCATATTTTTCATCTTGTACTTCTTGTAAGATATAAATTCTAGATTCTGAAGTGGTATCTAAAATATTATTAATTGCAGAATATTCAATTCCAAGTCCACTTTCATTAGTTTTTCTTACATAAACAGATAGAGTAGAAGTGTCAATAAAAGAATTGTTTAGAATAAATCTCTGGTCTAAAGAACCATCATAAACAAATTGTTTTGTGAGATAGGTTCCTTGATAAACTTCTACCTGATCAAACGATGCGACGCCAGCATCATTAACCGTTACAGTTACATCTTCTGGTATTGAGAAGGTATAAGATGTGTCATTTGCCGTTCCTACACACACCAGACCCCTTCTGAGAGTCAGTGTGGGGGTATCTTCGGTAGTTGATACTGTAAAAGAAATCGTTGCCCTTGCTGCCGTTCTGGAGCGAGGTACATAACCAATATTTTTTGCAAGTGATACTACATTTTCACGAAGAGTTGCAGAATCCAAGAAGGATTCGTTAACAATCATATTACTATTGAATGCAGTAATATAAGTATTGTATGCTAATGTATCAATTAAGACAGAAAAATTTGACCCTTCAAAATCAAAGTCGCTAAATGTCGAATTAGCACGAAGATAATCTTTGATTGAGGTCTTTATCTGGTCAAAATCTAGATTCGTGAATTTTGTAAAGGGCATCTTATCTTGCTGCCTCTAATAGGAACGTATACTCTTGTGTTGGAAACTCTTGCCCAATAATGTCAAAAATAACAGTCACATTAAAAGAATTTTGATCTTGTTGAGGATTTACTTCAACAACTACATTATCAACTCTTGGTTCAAAGTTTTCTATTGCAACCAAAATTTGACTTTGAATGACAGATGCAGTACCAAAATCAACAAATTCAAATAAACTATCTCTTACATCAGAACCCAACAATGAGTTAAAAAATCTTTCAGTAGGTATAGTCTCAACAATATTTCTTACAGATCTACGAATCGCATTCTCATTTTTTAGTACTTGAAGATCCTTTGTCACTGGATGTGGAACAAAGGATAAACTGATGTCTTTAAATGATCTGGATATCCTTTGTTCTGCCATTAGACTAGAGTTTTCTTGTTTTTATTTATATTTACTCCCAGGGGTTTCCATAATTTGGTTCGGTTCCGTACTCCCAATCATCATAATCATCGTCATTGCGAATTTTTTCATGCAAATCTGACTGTTTTTTGAGGTCATGGTGAGGTGCAAGATCGTGCATAACCTCCGTCAGTACTCTTTTTGAAGGCAAATTTTGCATCGAACCATAATCTGATACAAGTTTTGTGGTTCCCCACATCTCTCTCATGTACTCTGTGTTTCTATCTACAGGTGATTGTCCCATTTTTAGCTCCTGATTCGTAAAAATCAGAACTTTTAGAGGGGTTGCTATCCCTTATTAG